AGGCCGCCACGAAAACCGAAGACGGTACCGACTATCCCAAAAGTGCCTATGCCTACACCCCTTCGGATAATCCCTCCGAGTGGAAGTTACGGCTTTGGGAAGACTCGGCTAAAAAGGTCACGAAGACGCAATTAGGACGGGCAGCAGCGGCACTTTCACCCGGTGGATTCAGGGGACAGAAAGCGGATATCGCCGAAGCGGATCTGTCCGGAGTAAAACGTACTGTTCGTTCAGAGTACAAGAAACTGGACGTTGCTGATGATGACATCCCCAAATGGGTCAAGGAATCGGAATCCCGGCAGTTAGTCGGGGATTACGTTTCACTTTCCGAAGCCACATTGAATAAAAACGGTGAGGGACTACTGACCATCATTAAGCCCGGGTTCAATGCCGGTAAGGGCCGGTATTATCCCCCGGAAGTCATCAAGAGGGATTTAGGTATATTTGAGAACGCCAAGATGTATGCCGATCATCCCACCGAGGCTGACGATAGGGCTCGACCGGAACGCTCGATTAAAGACTGGGTCGCTACACTCGGCAAACCATTCATCAATGCCGCCGGCGAAGCTCAGTCACCCTTCACAGTTGTGGAGCCGTGGTTCGAAGCAAAACTTGCCAAGCTGCGGGACAAAAACATGCTCAAAGAAATGGGCGTGTCGATTAATGCCATCGGTTCAGCATCCGAGCAGATGATCGAGGGCACAAAAACCAAACTGATTGAGCGTCTCATCAGAGCGCGTTCAGTAGATTTTGTCACGGAGCCCGGCGCGGGTGGTACCGTCAATGTTTTCGAAGCGGCTGACCCCACCGTTGACATTGACCTGATAGACGCTGCTCAAATCAAGGAACGTAGGCCCGACATCATCCGATTAATTGAATCGGAATATGAGGCCAAGAATAAACAGGAGGCAACCAAGAAAATGGAGTTAACCGAAGAAGTTAAAACTCTAAAAGGATCCAACGAAACCCTGGCCCGGGAAAACACGGAACTGAAAGCCAAAATCACTGAAGCGGATAAGGCAAAAGCAAAAGCTGAAGCGCAGGCTCTTATCAAAGAAGCCATCGCCAAAGCCACGCTTCCCGACGCTGCCAAGGCGAAATTGACCGAGCAGTTCAAAGAGGCGGTAACTGTTGAAGGCGTAGATGCAGCAATCAAAGCCGAAACTGATTACGTTGCCACAATTACCGAGGCCGGTAAGGTCCGCGGGTTAGGCCCGAAAGCTCAACCTCAGAATGCGGAAGCCACAAAAAAGGCACATGAGGATCTGGTTGAAAGCTTCATCGGAATGGGGATGACGAAAGAGCAAGCAGAAATCGCCGCCCGCGGCCGGTAGAAAGTAATCGCCAATAGTCAATCAAGAAAAATATCGATTTTAAGGAGTTATTAGTAATGAACAATATCAAATTTGAACCCGGTTTATCACTGTCTGTCGTGGTTTCCAGTCCGGCTTCCCCCGCTGCGGGCGACCCGGTCAGATACGGTGTGCAGACAGGTATCGCAGTAACCGCGATTGCCCAGGGTGGCAACGATGCCACGCACACCACGGTGAACTTTGGGACTTATGTCTGCACTATTCCGGTAACCAGTTCCGGCGCCATTGCAGTCGGAGATGCCCTGTTCTTCAAGGACGGCGTAGGCGTTACCAACGATGCTTCCGCCGCTGCCTATTTCTTTGGTATCAGCATGGGTGTTATCGCCGCAGGAACCGCTACCATCGACGTCTTTCACAGCACTAGTCCCGGCGCGGGTATTTATGGTGCCGGAACGATTGCTACGGCTTCCTTGGCCGCAGGTTTACTTTCCGCCGATGCTCCCGGACGCGCTAAGTTCGCAGCCGGATTCTTCGATGCTGCGACCTTGCTGGCTAAATTCGCAGCCGGTGGGATCGTAGAATCTCTCATCAACCCAATTTCCAATAATAACCTGAATCTGAGACGAACGGCTCGCTTCGTCTGGGATTTTGCGACCGATGCCCACGTTGTCGGTACAGTGGCATTCAGGGGAGATACGCTTCCCGCCAAGGCCAGAATTGTAAGCGGTGAATGTTATATCAAGAACGCGCTTACAGGCGCTGGCGGCACAACAGCATCAATTCAGGTCACAGGCGCCGGCGACATCATTGTGGATGCTGCGGTTGCCGGTGTCCCGTGGTCGACTTCTGACGCAATGGTTCCTGTGGTTCCTGTCAATACCACTGCAACATGTGTTAAGAGCGAAGCTGCCGGCGGAAAGCCGTCCCTGGTTATCACCACGCACGACCTGACAGCCGGCAACATTGAGCTGTACCTGAATTACATAATCCACGATTAAGCCAACCCCAAATAAATATTGAACTTTTAAGGAGTTTTAACATGTTTGAGAAATTCTCAGAATTAATGGAATCCACAGAACGGGAATTTAAGCCCGTTCAGAACACCCACACTGAAGCCCAGCTGAAAGAAGCCGCCGACTTGGTATTTCAGGGTAAAATCAACGGGCGGTCTTTAAGCCGTTATGAAAGAGCTTATCGCCTGCAGGAAGCCTTGTCGACTTCCGATTTCGGTATGCTCTTCGGCGACGTGCTGGACAGAGCAGTGTTAGCCCGGTACCAGACAATCCCCCAGGTCTACAAGCAGTTTGCGAAGACCAACGCCTCAGTTGTCGATTTCCGTCTCAACAGACGCTTCCGCATTTGGGGCGGCAACGGTTTAATGCCCGCAGTCACCCAGGGCGCGGAATATCAGGATACCCAGCGTTCCGAAATCCAGTACCCGCTGCAGGCCTACAAATACGGGTCGAAGTTCGATATTAACTGGGAGTCAATTATCGATGATGACCTTGGCGCCCTGCAGGACACACCCGCCCGCATGGCTGATTCTGCCAGCTATACTGAGCAGTATTTAGCCACGCAGCAATATGCCAACGATGTCGGCGCGCACATGGTTGAAACCACCAAACCTTCCCCGGCTGTCTATCACCTGTTCTCAGCGACCGGCACGGCCTTCACCGGCGATGCTGTCAACTGCTATCAGGATGCGTTAACAATCGTTAACCTGACCGCAGCCATCGGACGTATGCAGGTCTTCAGAGATTTGGGTGGAGTCGTTGTCCGCAATCGGCCGAAATTCCTGGTGGTACCTCCGATTCTGGAACTTCCGGCTCGCAGCATCCTGACCTCTTCATGGATTATGAGTGTTCAGGGCGGAAGCAATACCGATACCAGCTTTACTCCTCTGCCTACCGCCAATACTCTGGCTGATTACGGGTTGCAGTTGGTAGTTGACCCGTTAATGCCTGTCCTCGATACTACCAACGCCGCACCCTGGTATCTCTTCGCCGACCCGGCCGTCTTACCGGCTTATGAAGTCGAGCACATGCAGGGCCACGAAGTGCCTGAAATCGCCATGAAAGCCAGCAACAAGGTTGCAGTTGGCGGGGCTCCGATGTCCCCGATGTCCGGCGACTTCGACAATGATACCATCAAATACCGCGTCCGCCTTATCCTTGCCAGAACATCACTGGATTGGAGAGGCTGCTATGCCGGCGGAATCACCGCTGGCCACGTCTAATCAATTTTTACCCGGGTTGAATTAGAGGGCGGGGCAAACATCCCCGCCCTCATTTTCTAAGAGGTGAGCAATGACAATTAGCTACGACATAAATACAGACACTGGCAAGGTTCGTTTACTCATCTCTGACACTTCTTTGACAACCCCGCATTTTACAGACGAAGAAATTCAGGCTTTTCTTACCATGTATCCGGGCTCTTACCGTTTACCGGCAGCGCAAGCCCTCGAGGCGTGGGCGACCGGTTTATCACAAAATGCCGACAGCGAGCGGATAGGTGACTATAGCTACACCAAGAAGCAGGTCACATATATGCTCGCACTGGCTGAAAGATTGCGTAATGATGAGAACACGCAGCCGGTCATGGATTGGGCAGAGATGGACTTTGTCGACTTCGGTGAGGTTGAGGGCGTGGAACACTTTTATTAGGGGTGAGTTATGAGTTTTACGGATTTACTGGTTCATTCAGCAGATATCCAGCGATTTACTATAAGTGGCTCAGATGCTCATGGCAACCCCACAAAGACATGGGCCAACATATACACAGCACAAGCTTGCCGAATGGGGAGAATGAACGGCAGGCAGCTTGTGAACGGCGGTCAACTTGTACAGATTGACCTCATTATGAATGTCCCCGATATCGATATCACCGAGGAAGATCGCGTAATCTGGGAAGGGCAGACATTCAAAGTTTTACTCGTAGATCACGTTAACGATGCTACCACCACAAATCATCACAAAGAAGTTTCGCTGCAAGTTCTGAAGGGAAGCGGCAACCCCACGTAGAGGTAACCAAATGGAATTAGACATATCGGTGACCCTCAATCTTAATTTTCCCGAAGCCGAAGCAGCGGTCATAAATGCTGCCGAGGATTCCCTCAAGGACGTAATTGTGGAGGTTGTCGGAGACGCAAAGGAAAATAGTCCGGTCTCAGAAATGTGGCCCAGCATAGCGAAGAACGGACGCCGCGCAACCGGAAACAATAAGGATTCTATTTCATGGGCACTGGGGGAAGTCACCGATGAAGAAGGATTAGGACTGGAAAAACTACAGGGCGCAGTCTATTCAACATCCGGATATGGCGGCTACCTTGAAACAGGCACGTCGAAAATGCCGGCGCGACCGTACATTAAGCCCGCGGTGGATGAAAGGTTTACTCCGGAAGAAATGGCGGGCCGGATACAAGCCAATTTGGGAGACGCATAATGCAAGACACCAATGCAATTTTAATCACCTTTCTGCAGACACAAACGACGCTTGGTGCACTCATAGGTTATACTGCTCCGGTTATCAACCCGCTGGCCCCGGGAACTCCAGCCAGGATTTATTGTCCCAGGGTCCCGGATGTCGGAGTGTTGCCCTGTATCTCTCTCTTTCGGCGCGGCGGCCAATCGACACCTTACATCACACCCATGCAGTCCCCCAGTTTCCAGATTGATTGCTGGGCTACCGATTCCATTGTTACCGAGAAGATTTACGGAGCTCTCTATGACTGCCTGCAGGGGATTCAGAATGTCCCGGTAGTCATCGGTGCCGACACTTATTACATTATGAGCGCGATTGAAGAAACGCAAGCTCAAACCCTTCAGGATATCGACATTCCCACTCGTTTCCGCACTCTGGCATTTTTCAAGGTTATTATCAAAAACCATTAGTCAATACTTTTGCGTAACGATTTGCGTAACGAAGCTCTCAGAAATGAGGGCTTTTTTATTATCAAAAACAAATTAAAAACAGGAGGTTAATCAATGGCCAAACAAATAATGACAGTACAAACATTCGCCAAAGCCGGTATCGCTGACTTGATGGCCGGTGGGACATTGGGGAATGCCTTAGACGTGGGTCAGGGCTTCGCCTTCGCGAATGACGGTAAGACGATTCTGCTTTGCAGTATCGCCACCGGGTCTGCCAGCAACGAAACCGTGACCTTCACCGCCGTCAACGATGAGGACGGACGCACCGAAACACTGGCACCCGTCATCGTCAAAGGCAAGATTGCGGTTTACGGTCCCTTCCCGCCTGCTCTTTGGAATGATGGCAACGGCATGGTCAATGCGGCTCTTACCCAGAAACAAGTCGGTGACAGTTACACCGCCATCAAAATGCCCTATTAAACAATAAAAAAGTAAAACGGAGGCAATCAAATATGGCTGACCAGGTAATGACGATCACCCCAATAGTCAAGGGTGGCATTCTCGATGTAGCCGGTAACGCTAACGCGAAAGCGGGTAACGCTGCCGCCGGCAATAACTTTTTAATGCCCAATAACGGGCACACTTTTCTTGCGGTAAGCGCTGTCACAGGCGATACCATAACCTTCACCGCGGTAGCAAATAAATACGGTAGAACCGAAACGCTGGCCCCGGTCATGGCGTCCGGTAAGTTCTGCTTGTTTGGGCCGTTCCCTCCTCACCTTTGGAATAACGGCAGCGGACAAGTAATTTTCAAACCCACAGCCGGAAACGTCGGAGACAAATATCTCGCGGTTGATATGGGCACCTTCCAACCTTAAAAGTAAATAAACTTAACGAAATAAACGGAGGCTAGAATATGGCTAGAACAATTGCAAACGTACTCATCGGATATGGGACGCTGTCGATCGCCTATCCCGCCGGCGGCTCACTGGTAGACGTTGGTTATACCAAAGACGGCGTGAATCTGGAATACGACGAGTCCCACTATGACGTGATGGTTGAAGAGACCACACTCCCCATTAACCGGGCACTGACTAAGGAATCGGTAAAGTTCAGCGCGAACTTATCTGAAGCGTCCTTGGTTAATATCAACAATGCAATGGCAGGGGCAGTCCTGGCCGGTTCGACAATCACTGTCGGCGCCGGCGCTTTCAAGTTGATGAAAGCGCAATTTGTCGGTACGGATCCGGCTGGCAACGCCCGGACAATTACTATCTACCTGTGCACGGCCACCGGCAACGTCAAGGGCACATTTAAGAAAGAGGGTGAGTTGTTTATCCCTATCACCCTTGAAGTCCTGAAACCCGCAGCCGGTAACGCGTTTGATATCGTCGACAGTTAGTGACGGTTAACCCGGGGAGCTTAAAAACTTCCCGGGTTATTTCTTAAGAAATAAAGGAGAAACACATGGCAGAAAGAACCGAAATTCAAAAATTATTAAAGTTACCCGCTAAGGTCAAATTGGGCGAAGGCGAATACGATATTAAACCGTTGCCATTGCAGTATTCCTTACCCTGGCGTGATAAGGTTTTTAATCTCTTCATCTCTTCAACGCAATATTCGAAGATAACCAGTGACGACACGGCGGCGTTCAATGAGGCTATGAAGTCTGTTATGGTTACATCCCCGGACATGATAATTGACCTGTTCTTTGAGTACGCCCGTGACCTAAAAAGAGATGATGTTTTGAAAGTGGCCGACTCGAACCAACTGCTCGAAGCATGGGGAAAAATTATTGAGTTTGAAAGTCCTTTTTTAGGAAGCTTACTCAAAACGGTCAATCTTCTGAAAACCCGTTAACGCTCGCCGGTGTTTTTGAACTGCTTTTAGAACACTGGCATTTGTCGCCGGAATTCATCCTCTCAAACTGGACAAAAGAAGAGTTTGACCTGATGCTCGAAAAGATGAACGAGCGATACGAAAGGCAAAACGAAGCAGTGAATAATCCCGACTCAAGACAATCGGGTGACAGACGAGTCTCGGATAAAGAAGCGTTTGCAGCGTTGGGTATTATCCCAAAGAGAAAGACTGATTAGCGAGTCAAAGAACCATCTGTTAATGGATACCATGAGAAACTGCCAATTATCGCATCTTTGTAACTTGTCAATATTGAACCAGGTGAATAATTTACCCAACTGTCATAATAACTAGCATGCATCCCTGCTTTAATTGTAGGGTAATCGTAATAAAAACTGTAATAACAACCATAAAATTTTGTATTAGGAGAAGCAGCGATAAGTGCATTCGCCATTTTCTGCTGAAAATCCTTTAATTCTCCACATACTTGATTATTCTGTGCGGTCGTGATTTGGTTACTATATTTCAAGTTATAAAAAAAGGTAGCATCGTAATTTTCCTGAATCCAGTAATCATAAGGCATTAAGATTGTGCCATTTTTATCCACGGTAAAAGTGAAATTTGCCGGACCTATGGATGTTTGGCAAGTACTGAAATTAGTAGTTAAAAACTGTTGTATTTGGTTTGCATTAGTCAAGGATGTTGGGGTTGTTGCAACAACGGTCGGGGTTGAAACGGGCGCAGTAGTTACAACCGATAATGTTTGAACCACGGTAACCGGCGGCTGTGTTACGTAAACGGTCACAGGCGGGACGGTTGTTGTTGAAGAAGCGATTAATGTCGTTTCTGTTGTCGTTGCTGGAATGGTAACCGAAGTTGTGGTTGTCGTCGAAGGCAGGACAGTTACTGTCGTTGCCTCGCATCCAGTCAAAGTCATCACTAAAGCCACCGCTAATAACAAAACAGCCGTCAATCTTTTCATTATTTCAATCTTCCTAAATATTTTCATTGATTATAACATCGTAGGTGATAAATGGCAATTTCCGTTGGCGATTTGCTCATGAAACTCGGAATTGATGATTCCGAGTTCAAATCGGCATTAAATAATGCCGCGCAATTAACTAAAGATTCGTCTGACAGCATGCAGACGACCCTCAGAGCGTTAGGCGCAGCATTTACTGCGGTAGGTGGTACTGGACTTGCTATGGTTGAAAGTGCGCGCTCTATGAATGCCTCGCTTGCTCAGACCGCAATTACTACCGGCGTGTCCACTCAAACCATGAAGAACTTAGCTTTATCTATCTCAGACGTTGGGTTTCCGTTGAAAGACGTGACTGACACTTTACAACTACTTTCCCAAGCCGGAGTAACTAATACCACTGACATGGCCGAAGCTGCAAAGGCTTTTGACCTGTTAGGAGAAGCTACCGGCGCATCAGCGGATACTGTAGCCAATGAATTAATCCCCGCCTTTAAAGCCTTCGGAATTCCGATTGCCGATGCAAATAGTTATATTGACCAGTTTACCTATCTGACAAAGAATTCCACGGTATCCCTTTCTGACTTCTCTTCTGCTATGGCGTGGGTTGCTGAAAAGGGTAGCAATCTTGGAATTAGTGTTACCGATATGACAGCCGCCTTGATGGCATTATCCGAAAAGGGTGTTCAGGGAACAGTTGCAGTCAGAGACTTCCGTACTGCGATTTCATCTGCTGTGAGTACCGGCTCTGATTGGGTGACTAATCTTGGACTAACCCATGACGAATTGAATAAATACGCTGACCAGTTACAAACGACTACCGGTTTGACCGCTCAGTATGCAACAGCCGCCAAAGAGCAATATGGGTTAATGGACAACCTCAAACAGATTTGGGCTGAATTAACTCTAAAGATGAGCGGATTCCTGCAACCACTAGAGCCAATTTTAGCCGGTATGATAGCATTAGGGCCAATCATGATATTCTTATCCACTTCTACCGGCGCGGCAGTTCTTTCTACAATATCCCACACGATAGCGTTGACCGGCGAGAGCATCGCCTTGATAGCCTCTGAAACGGCTGCAAGCGGACTCACCGGAGCGATTACGGCTTTAGATATCGCCATGGATGCAAATCCAGTTGGCATGTTGCTTTTGGCCGTTACCGCATTAGCAGCAGGATTCGGGATTTATGAAGCAGTTTCCCATAAAGCAAAATCCTCAACTGATGATTTGACCACCTCTGTTAAGAATTATGTGCCTCCTGCAACAGACGCCCAGAAAGCTACCGCTGATTGGGTTCAAACGTTACAGGATTTAAACGACATTAACAACAAGGTCGCCGATAATGATTCGCGTTTAGCGCAAATTACATCAAAGTTAGGAGATGCAAACGTTAATCTCACCGGCAGTACGGCGACTTTAGAAGCAGCGACAACGGCTGTTTCTGGTAAAATAGTCGCTTCCACTGATAGCATAGATGGTTATCACTGGGCGGCAGATGGAGCAACAGCGGCTAATAATGCTTATTGCGATGTTTTGTTAAAAAAGACGAAACTGACACAGAGTGATATTGATTGGCTGAATGATTACGAGCAAGCAGTTAATAAAGCCAACGCCGCAGATAAGGAACGGCAAGCAACTCTACAAGCAGAAGTCGATGCGGCAAATGCGCAGGTGGCAGCGACAGCCGCTGAAGTCCAGACCGCCCTAGATGATGAGATGTCTGCGCAAACAACCTATCATAACCAGATTTTGTCTAATTTACAGGATGAGTACAATAAAACCATCCAAACGATAGACGATGAAGTCGCCGCTACAGTCCAGGGCTATAACGATGAAATTGACGCCAACAATGCCCAAATCAAAGCTCTGGACGCAGCGGAAAAAGCCCGGCAGGACGCTAAAAAAGAAGCGACGCTGGAATCAGAGATAGCAACCGCGACCGATGCCACGACTAAGGCCGGTTACAATGCGCAATTAGACGACTTAATTGAGCAATCCGGCGATAGTACCGCCCAGGCTAAAAGAGCTATGGATTTACAAGCTCTGGCTGATGCGGCGATTGATGCCGATACCAAGGCTCAGTACATACAGGAACTTTCCGACTTCACAGTTGAAACTGATTATTATACCCAGAAAGCCACTCTGCAAAATGATAATACAACCATTCAGAACCAGATTACGTTGGCAAATACGAAAGCGACCGCCGACAAGCAGGCCGCACAAGATGCTTACAACGTTCAGGTAAACCTTGAAAACTCGGAATATGAAAACTTCCAGACGATGATTGCCAACGAGAAGACCGCCCTTGATACTTCATTAGACGATGCCCAAAAACGATACAATACCGATTTACAAAACTTCCAGGCATTATGTGCTGATAAACTAACCACCACACAACAAATGGTTGACGCTTACAATAAACTAATGGCTGAAATGATGGTCAGTGCACCCTTTACACCGCCTGCCCCTGCCACTACAACACCCGCAACCGGCACATCAACAGGGAATACGACAGGTGGGGGAATTACAATTAACGGCCCCGGTGTCTACAACCCCAGCCCCGCTCCAATAATTCCTGAACCGGATGCCACCCCCACCATGCAGTATGCTACCGGCGGCGTCGTGAAAGCCAAGCCCGGCGGTCAGCACATTATTGCCGGCGAAGCCGGAGAAGACGAGGTCATCACACCTATCAGTCATTTAAAAGAATTAGTAGGGAATCTGTCATCGGGATTGATGAGCAAACTTCAAGATGCATTGACGAGTTTGATACCCGACTTTGTTTTCTCTACTCCAGTTCCAGCTGCGACAACGGATTCTCCGGTTTCACCAGAAACGGCTGAACCGACTGTCGAATCTCCTGAATTAACGTCTCCTGTCGTGAATATTAATGCCCCCCCGACACCAGAAATTGATCAACCCATAGCAGAGACGGCACTCCTTGAACCGACAGAAACAAAACAAACCGTCCAAAATGTTCTGTCTCCCACAATTAATTTATCAGGATTAATTCCTGATTTGACCAGTTTCGTTGAGAGTCTGGTTAGTAAATTATCAATTCCTGACAATTTAACACCAACACTTTTAGGAACTGGCGCCGGGAACATTGGCAGCTCGGTCAATAACTATAATTCCCAGCAGCAGGGCGGCGACACCTACAACATTGACATGTCCGGAACCGTAGTCAGAGAAGAAGCTGACATCGACAAAATCGCCGCGGCTATAGTTTCCAAAATCAGGGGAAAAACAGGTTCGAGGATTTAATGTACGCAGTTTATGTTAATAACACACTGATTCAGGGAGCCTATCTCCACGTTAAAAAAGACTCCATCGAGATTGATGATATCATTGAAGCCCGAACAACCGGGAAATTCACCATCGTCGACGTGATCGGAAACCAGGCTTATTATCAAGGCACACCTGTCTCTGTCTATGACGACAGCAGCAACTTGATTTTCGCCGGCTTTGTGGCGACATCAAAAGCTCGCAGGCTGGGCCCGGCTTCAAGCATGCTCGAACACGACCTCACGCTTATAGACAACCATTACATCGCGGACAAAAGGATCGCTGCATGTTCTTATACGTCTCCAGTTAATCTGCTCACTAACGGTAGTTTTGAAAACGGAGACCCACCGACAGGTTGGGCGGCGGGAACTGGTGCTACATTAAGCAGGGTAACGTCTCCGGTTAAAATCGGCGCATATTCCCTAAAAGTGCTGATTAACTCACCTTCTAACGCCTATGCACAACAAACAATTAACGCAGTGCCTTATCGTGGCCAAACGGTAACATTGGGCTGCTGGATAAACTCCGCCGTAACCAACAACGGAACACTTTACTACTGGGAAGATGCTTGGATAAATATAAACTCGGCAACTACTTCTTTCGATGGGTTATGGCATTGGATAACGTTCACGACTACCGTTTCAGCCGGAGCCAACACAATCTATATTTCTTTGTCGGGTCTTACAGTCGGAGCGGTCTATTTTGACGGTGCTATTCTTGTCGTTGGCTCATTAAGCCCGCAGAATGGCCCTCTATCATGCGGTTATATAATCAACGACCTCATAACTCAATACCTTGCGGCCGAAGGTGTAACAGTCGGTCTGGTGCAAGATGGCGCCACGCTAAACACATGCGTTTTTAACTACGTCCCAGTCAGTCAGGCGATCGACGAACTGGCAACAGCCTCCAACTTTATCTGGTATATCGGTTACGATAGGAAACTATACTTCCTGGACCGGAATACTTTTACAGCCCCATTCGCCGTTACCTCTAACATGATTTGGACATTCTCAAACGGCGGATTTACCCGGGGAAACTCTCAATATCGTAACCAGCAATATGTCCGGGGAGCAAAAGCAACGACAGCACTCCAAACCGAATCTCAGAAAGGGGACGGAGTTTCCCGCGCATTTACGGTCAGTTACCCCGTCGCAAAAGCTCCAACATCAATCACCGTTAACAGCGTTGCGAAAACCATCGGCATCAAAGGAGTCGACACCGGGAAAGATTTCTACTGGGCGAAAGACGATACCGTCATAGCCCAGGATTCAAGCGGCACTCTTTTAGGAACCGGGGATACTTTTGCCATTCAATATTACGGTGAGTATGAAATTGTTGCAGTGGCCACCTCAGATGACCAGGTAGCAGCGCAGCATGCCATCGAAGGCGCCGGTACCGGAATTGTTGAAGAGGTTGAAGTAGCGAAGAGCGTCACTGACCAAGCGACGGCTCTCAATGACGCCCTGGCGCTGCTGGCTGAATATGCTGTCCAGGGGCAGCAGTTCGAATTCGTGATTTACCAGTCGGGACTAAAAAGCGGTCAGATGGTCCCGGTCACTTATGCGCCTCATGGACTGAATAACACATCAATGCTCATCGAGCAAATTAAGACGCAGCGAATCAACAACCATTTCGAATATACGGTAACCGCAGTCACCGGGCCCGCGCTCGGTGACTGGTCCGAGTATTTTAAGAAACTAGAGGTTATCGGCAAGAGCTTTGTGACGGATGTTATGGTTGGAGATGCTTCAACGAGCCTCGTCAGATTAAAACAATTCTCAGAAACATGGACGTGGACACAGACACTAACGCCCACAATCATCGTATGTAACAGCCCTGCATCGAGCCTTTTCCCGGATACCGGTATTTATCCCTGCTAGGAGTTTGTAAATGGGAAATATTACTAACGCCGGCCTGAGCTGGCTGAGAGACTATCTTGACGGCAACAATACCGCCAGCAACGGTAAGTACATGTATATGGCATGGGGAACTGACAGTACACCAAATCCCACGCCTAACACT